ATGTCTGGCAGATGGTGGACGGGCTGCGCATCGCCGCCGATGGCACGATCAATCTCTGGAGCGCTGATCGCCCCGGCAGCGGCGAGTGGGTCTCGACCGGCGTCAAGTACGGGCCGGGCGGCCGTCATGGTTTTCCGGTCAGTCTTCATGATGAGCGCGGCGACGGCTTCGACCTTTCGCTTCTGTTCCTGCCCAGCGAGGTGACCTCCGACGAGGATGACGCCCTGATCGGCGACTGGGTGTGGGGCCGCTGGGAAGGGCGGGAAACCGTTGCCTACCACGGCGGCAACTGGAGCTACGGGTCGAACGCGGGTCTCTTCCACCTGCACCTGAACAACGCCCCTTCGAACTCGAGCACGAGCATCGGTGCCCGCCTCGCAAAGGTGATCTGACCCCTGCCTTCCGAGTTCTGATGGTCCGCCGATAGGCGGGCCGTCCACCCGGCGAAACCGCGAAGGCGGTCTGCGGATATGGGCACCCCGCACTGATGAGCCAGCCCAGCGAGAGGAGAGTTTGCCATGTCACGGCAGATGCAGTTCTCTGATGTGTATCCCGCCGCGCGCGACACCGATACCAGCCGCGCGGCCGCCGCGTCCGTCGCGCCCAGCGCCGCCCGCGTGCGCTCCATGGTGATGAACGCCATTCGCGCATCGGCCCATGACGGCCTCACCGCCGACGAGGTGGCCGGCCGCATCGGCATGTCGATCCTGACGGTGCGCCCTCGGGTGTCCGAGCTGGGCAAGGCCGGTGCTATCGTGGACGCCGGCATTCGCCGCCCCAACCAGTCCGGCCGCCGCGCCATCGTCTGGAGGGCGCGGGCATGAGCCAGTCCATTAAGGCGATCCACGTCTGTCGCCGCCAGGTGCAGGGCCTCGAAGATGATGGCGACTGGCGCGACTTCCTCGAACAGGTGTCCGGCTCGCGTTCGGTCAAGGAGATGAGCGAGCGCCAGCGCGAAAAGGTGATTGCCGAGCTGCGCCGTCGCGGCGCGAAGGCCGCCCGTCCGTTCCGAAAATCCGACAAGGCACATGTGCGAAAGGTCTTCGCGATCTGGGGTGAGATGTGCCGGGAAGGCATCCCCGACAAGCCGAGCCGTGACGGTCTTCGCGCCTTCGTTGCCCGCGTCACCCGCTCTGACGATCGGCCGGACGGCGTCGGCGATCCCGAATGGCTCGACCCGGCCGCCGCGCGCATGGTCACCGAGGCCCTGAAATCGTGGCGCGGCCGCGAACTGGCAAAACGAAAGGCAGGATGATGAGCGAAGTCGCAGAGCTGAATATCGAGGTTTCATCCGGTGCCGATCACGTCGCCATGAATGTCCGCTCGGGTGGCGTGGCGGTGCAGGTGGTGCTGACGCGGGAGACGGCCGGCGCGCTGGCCGAGGTCCTCGCTCGCGCCGCCAGTGGGCAGGAGGCGCTGGGCGATGAAGAGTGACCTTATCGATCTGGAGGTGCAAATCCATGCGCGCACCGAGCGGGCGATCCTCGTTTCCGATGACGGCGATCGTGAGCGCGCTGTCTGGCTGCCGCTCGCGCATGTCGAGGTCGCGCCGAATGGCAGATACCATGTGGTGACGATGCCGGAATGGCTGGCGCTCGACCGGGGGCTGATCTGATGGCTCGCCGCAAGAACAGGTCCTGGCGCGTCAAGATCGACAAGGCCGGCCTCGCCCGCCTCGGCAGCGCGCTCGTTTCAGCCCACGACGACATGATGGCCGAAGGTTATGTCATGTGCGCCACGTCCGGCCTCTGGCGCACGCGGCGCGGCACCTATACCGCCCGGCTCGCCTATCGGCGCAGCGACCGCACTATGAGCATCGTTCACACCATTCGCGGCATCCAGCTCGGGGCCGGCGATGTCTGACGATCCGGTCATGGACGAACTGGACGATCTGCCTCCGACCCTTCGGCGCATCGCCGAGGTGGCCGGGATGACGGCGGCCGTCCAGATCGCCCATGACCATGGCGGCACCGAGATCTATATCCGCAAGAAACTCGACGGCGACCATATCCTTGTTCGCTCGGTCGGCATGCGAGCGGCCGCCCTGATACTCGACGCCCTCGGCGCGGGCGCGCTTGAGGTTCCGCTGGGGCCGAGCTGCTATGGCCGCCAGCTCACCAGAGCCATCGCCGCCCGCCTTGCGGCAGGTCATTCCGAAAGCCAGATCGCCCGCGCCCTCGGTTGTCATATCCGCACCGTGCGCCGTCATCGCGCCAACCTGCCGACATCGCAGCTCGACCTGTTCGGGTGATCTTGCGCAGCCGCGCTTTTCCGTACATCGTAAGCAGGGAATGCCGGGACCCCGGACGCGTGTCCGGGTCGTTGTTTGGCACCGCATTGGCCACGCTGGTTTGCAACTGAAACGCAAATCAAGCCGGACCAATGACCATTCTGGAAATCCAGCGACAGCTTGCCGCCCTCGGTTTTGATCCGGGTCCGATCGACGGGGTCATCGGGCCGCGCACCCGCGCCGCCATCCGTGCCTTCCAGGCCTCGCGCGGCCTGCTCGTGGACGGGATCGTCGGGCCGCAGACGCGGGCCGCCTTCGCTGCCGCCGCGCCTGCGCCCGTAGCGCCATCCGCGCCGTCCTCGTCTCCGGCCGCCTCGATCGTGCCGGCGGCCTGGATGCCGCGCGCCGCCATGCGCCGCGTGCATCTGCACTGGACGGCCGGCGCGTACAACGCCAACGGTCTCGACCAGAATGCCTATCACCTCCTGATCGACGGCACCCCGAAACTGGTACGCGGCAAGTGGCCGATCAGCGCCAACGTGAACTGTCCGCGCGGTGCCTATGCCGCCCATACCCTCAACGCCAACACCGGGGCGATCGGCGTCTCGATCTGCTGCATGGGCGGGCCGGGTGTGACGATGGCGAGCCACGGCAAATATCCGATGAAGCGTGAGCAGTGGGAGATGGCTGTGCAGGCCGTCGCCGAGCTTTGTCGCTTCTATGCGATCCCCGTCACGGACAAGGCGGTGCTGACCCATGCCGAGGTGCAGCCGAACCTCGGCGTTCGCCAGAACGGCAAATGGGACATCGCCACCCTTTCCTTTGACCGCTCATTCGACACCGCGCGCAAGGTGGGCGACCGCCTGCGCCGTGAGGTCGCTGCCCGTCTTTGAACCGGAGAAAGCCACCAATGCCTCTCAAGCTTCCCGTCGCCCTCGTGATCGCCGCGCTTCTTGTCGTGGCGCTCGTAGCCTTCTCATCCGCATCTGCCATGGCGGCCGACAGCGCCATTTCGCTTGCGCCAGCCATTGATCTGGCTGGCCCCTACGTTGTGTCGATCCTGGCGGCCGTTCTCGCGGCGCTGCTCGGATGGCTGTCCAAGCGCGTCAATGACTGGCTGGGCTTCGAGATCGACGGACGAAACCGGGAGGCACTTCACAGCGCCGCAATGACCGGCCTCGACCACGCCATCTCGCTCCTGCGCGCGCGCGGCGAGAAAATCGAGATCGATGTCCGCTCGCCCATTGTCGCCAATGCGGTCGATTGGGTGCTGACGAAGGGCGCGCCCGGCGCGGTCCAGCGCTTCAATCTCACACCGGCCGATGTCGAGGCGATCGTCGTCGCCAAGCTCAATCAGGTCCTGCGATGATCGAGGCGATCATCGCATTTCTGGTCGGCCTTGTGGCGCGCTTCGCCCAGGACTTCATCGCCGATTATCGCCGTCAGGCCGCCGACAAATGGCAGGGGGAAGTCAATGACAGAATGCTTGAGGCTGGGACCGATCGTCCTCGCGATCGCGGCGAGCTTGCTGGCCGGATGCGCGACGGGTCCTTCTAGCGTGGCCTGCGTTCCGGTGGCGGCCTATCCCGCCACCTTCCTTGATCGCGCCGCCGATGAGGTCGAGCACCTACCGGACGGCAGCGCGGTCGAACAGATGCTGGCCGACTATCAGGTGATGCGCGCCCAGGCGCGCGCCTGCGCCGCCAGTCGGCCGAGTTGAGGTAATGGTGATGCGAAAAATCCACGATCGGGCAGCGGCCGAGCGCCGCCGCCTTCTCATCGTTCAGTGGTGCATGGTTGCACTCTTTATTATGGCGCTGATCGCGCTGGTCGCGCTCGACGCCAGCTTTGCGCCGCGCACAGGGGGCGGCGCATGACGTTCGATACGATCCTGCCATATCTGCCGCTGCTCAACGTGGTCATCATCCCGGTGGTCGGCTGGCTCCTGCGCGTCTTCAAGCAGGGTCTCGTGTCGAAGGAAGATTTGGGCGTCCACACCAATCGGCTTACCGCCCTGGAGCGGCGCACGGACCTGATCGACCGCGACCTCAAGCACCTGCCCAATCAGAGCGATCTGTCCCGGCTCAAGGAGGCGATCGCCGCGCTGTCCGGTGACAGTAAGGCCCAGACGCAACAGCTGCGCGCCGTATCCACCTCGCTTTCGCGGATCGAGGACTATTTGCTGAAGGCTGGAAAATGAGCTTCAAGGATTTCGTCACCGAGGATCGCCGTCTGTTCATCCTGCGTCTGCTCGTGGATATCGGCGGCAGCGGCAATGAGAGCGTCGTCTATGACGGGTGCCGGGCCGCCGGTCACCGGCGCGGCGTCACCCGCGATGTGGTGCGCGCCGATCTTGAATGGCTGCGCACGCGCCACCTCGTCATCTTCGAGTGGTATGAAGATACGGTCCTGGTCGCGGTCCTGACCTCGCGCGGTGCTGATGTCGCCAGCGGCGATGTCGAGGTCGAGGGCGTCAAGCGCCCCACTTCCTTCCGGTGACCGGCATGGGTCGCCAGTCTTCCATCCGCCGCCTTCCCGCCGAGGTCCGCGAGTTGATCGGCGATCTGCGCGAGCGCGGCCGCACGATTGACGAGGTGCTCGAAAAGCTGCGCGAGCTGGACGTCGAGGTCTCGCGCTCGGCGCTCGGCCGTCACGTCAAGCAGCTCGACGCGATCGGCGCGGAGATCAGGCGGTCCCGTACCATCGCCGAGGCGCTTGTCCGGCGCTACGGCGAAGCGCCGGAGAGCCGCACGGCAAGGCTCAACATTGAGCTGATGCATGCCTTCATCAACAAGCTGATGATTTCCGAGGATGGCGAGATCGTCTCACTCGACGCCAAGGAAGCCATGTTCGTCGCGACCGCGCTCCAGAAGCTCGCCCAGGCGTCCAAGCAGGACCTCGACCGCGAGGCGGTGCTGCGCCAGGAGTTCGCCCAGAAGCTCGATCGCAAGCTTGCGGAGGCCGAGGCCGAGCTGGCAGACGGCGCCGGCGGCGGCACGGCCGATCCCAAGGAGGTCCTGCGCCGTATCCGCGAAGAAGTTTACGGGATTTTCTCATGAGTGGCCCCGCTGTCCCCCTGCACGGTTTCCAGCGCCGGTGGTTCCTCGACCGGTCCCGCTTCAAGATCGGCATGTTCGCGCGCCAGACCGGCAAGACGTTCACCACCACGCTGGAGATCGTGGACGATTGCTTCGAGGCGTTCGCACGCGGCGAGCGGCGGCGCTGGGTCATTCTTTCGCGCGGCGAGCGCCAGGCGAAAGAAGCCATGGATGAGGGTGTGAAGGTCCACGCAAAGGCGTATCAAATGGCCTTTGAGGAAAATGAGTACGAGGTCGAGGGCGCGGGCGACGTGCGCTACAAGGCGCTCGAAGTCACCCTTCCGGGCGGCTCGCGCATCACGGCGCTGCCCGCCAACCCGGACACCGCGCGCGGATTTTCCGCAAGCGTTTTTCTGGATGAGTTCGCCTTCCATCACGACAGTCGGGCGATCTGGAAAGCGCTCTTCCCGGTCATCTCGGCCGGACACCGCATTCGCGTCGTCTCGACGCCGAACGGCAAGGGCAACAAGTTCTACGAGTTGATGACCGCCGATGATGCGGAGGCGTGGTCGCGCCACACTGTCGATATCCATCAGGCTGTGGCTGATGGCCTGCCGCGCAATATAGAAGAGCTGCGCGCCGGCATCGCCGATGAGGATGCCTGGGCGCAGGAATACGAACTGCAATGGCTCGATGAGGCCAGTTCCTGGCTGGGCTACGACCTGATCCTTGGCGTCGAGAGCGATCTGGCCGGAGACCCGGATGTGTATCAGGGCGGGCCGTGCTTCATCGGCAACGATATTGCCCGTCGCAATGATTTGTGGGTCGCCTGGGTATGGGAGCAGGTCGGCGATACCTTCTGGACGCGCGAGATCGTGACGCTCAAGAACGCCAGCTTCTCCGAGCAGGAGGATCGGCTGCACGAGCTGATGGTCCGCTACAATCCGGTGCGGCTGGTGATGGACCAGACCGGCATGGGTGAAAAGCCGGTCGAGGATGCCCAGCGTCGTTATGGTGAGCTGCGCGTCGAGGGCGTCATCATGACGCCGGCCCGCCAGCTCGATATGGCCACCAACGCCAAGCAGCTGTTCGAGGACAAGCGCGTGCGCATCCCGGCCGGCGATCCCGTCCTGCGCTCTGATCTGCACAAGATCAGGAAGACGGTCGGGCCAACCGGGCATCCGCGCCTTGTCGCCGATCGGGACGCGGCCGGCCACGCCGACCGGACCTGGGCGGCGTTCATGGGCCTCGCCGGAGCGTCGGACGGGGTGATCGAATACGGCTACCGGCCCGCGCCGAAACTGCATCGGCTGTCGGAGTTTCACGACGATGACGATCGCGCCATGCAGGTCGGGCCACGATTTTCACGAAGGGGTGCATGGTGATGGCGCAGCTGCTCGACCAGTGGGGTCGCCCCGTCCAGATCAACAAGCTGCGCGAGGAGCAGGCCGCGCCCGCGCTCGCCAGCGTGCGCCAGGTCGTCGGCGGCCATCCGGCCCAGGGGCTGACGCCGGCCCGGCTCACCGGCCTTCTGCGCGATGCCGAACAGGGCGATGCCGTCGCCTATCTGGAGCTGGCCGAGGAGATGGAGGAAAAGGACCTCCATTATCTATCCGTCCTCGGCACCCGCAAGCGCGCTGTCGCCCAGCTTGAAATCACCGTCGAGAGCGCATCTGACGACAAGCGCGATGTCGAGAACGCCGACCTTGTGCGCGACTGGCTGCGCCGCGAGGAGCTTGAAGATGAGCTGTTCGATATTCTTGATGCGATCGGCAAGGGCTTCTCGGTCACCGAGATCATTTGGGAGACCTCGGCAAAGCAGTGGTGGCCGGCGCAGCTCAAGCACCGCGATCCGCGCTGGTTCGAGTTCGATCGCGAAGATGGCGAGACGCTCTATCTGCGCGGAGCCGCCGGGCCGGAGCCGCTGCTCCCGTTCAAATATGTGCTGCATTTCAGCAAGGCGAAGTCCGGCATCCCGATCCGGGGCGGCATCGCCCGCGCCGCCGCCTGGGCCTATCTGTTCAAGAATTACGACCTCAAGGACTGGGTGACCTATATCGAGGTGCATGGTCAGCCGCTGCGCGTGGGCAAATACCACACCGGCGCGACCGAGGCCGACAAGGAAATCCTCCTGCGGGCGGTCGCCAATATCGGATCGGACGCCGCCGCCATCATCCCGCAGAACATGCTGATCGAATTTGTCGAGGCGGCAAAGCAGGGCGGCGCGACCGACCTTTACGAAAAGCTTGCCGACTGGCTCGATCGCCAGGTGTCCAAGGCCGTGCTTGGCCAGACGCTGACCACCGAGGTTTCGTCCGGCTCACTGGCGGCCGCCAAGGTGCACGAAGATGTTCGCCGCGACATCATGCGCTCCGACGCCCGCCAGCTCGCCGCCGCGATCAATCGCGACATCGTGCGGCCACTGATCAATCTCAATCGCGGCCCGCAGGAAAACTATCCGCGCATCGTCATCGGCCTGCCGTCGAATATCGACATGAAGCAATATGCCGAGGCGGTCGGTCAGCTGGTCGATCGCGGCATGAAGGTCGAGCAGTCCGTGGTGCGCGACAAGCTCGGCCTGCCCGAGCCGGAGCCTGACGCCGATCTTCTCGGGCCGCCTCGCGCCGAACCAGCGCCCGCACCCGACGCTCCGCCTGCCGTCCAGTCCGCGCAGCCCGCCGCCAGCGCCCGCCACTCGGCCGACCAGATCGATCACCTGGTCGACCAGGTCGCCGATGAATGGGAGGAAGTTATGGAGCCGATGGTCGCGCCGGTGCGCGAGCTGCTGGCCGACGCCGGCTCGCTCGAAGAGGCCCGCGATCGCCTGGCCGAGCTGATTTCCACCATGGACACCTCGGCCCTTGAGGAGGTGCTGTTGCGCGCTGGCTTCCCGGCGCGGCTGGCAGGCAGGCTGGAGATTGATCTTGGCCGACGAAATCGAACTTGAGCCGCTCGCGCCGCAGGAGGCGATCGACGCCTTCCGCCGCAAGGGTTTTGCCATCACCTTCGATCATCGCGACATGGAGCGTGACGAGCACTCGCGTGATTTCACCGTCGCCAAGGTTGCCGCTCTCGATATCCTGACCGATATCCGTGCCGCGATGGATGATGCCATCGCCCAGGGCACCACGCTGCGCGAGTTCGAGCGCCGGTTGACCCCGACGCTTCAGGAGAAGGGATGGTGGGGTCGCCAGATGATGGTAGACCCGCTGACCGGCGAGGAGCGCGAAGTGCAGCTCGGCAGCCCGCGCCGGCTCCAGATCATCTACGACACCAATCTGCGTATGTCCTATGCGGCCGGCCGCTGGGAGCGGATCGAGAGTGTCGCCGCCCGGCGGCCGTGGCTGCGCTATGTCGCGATACTTGATGATCGCACCCGCGACCAGCATCGCGACTGGCATAATACCGTGCTGCGCTGGGACGATCCATGGTGGGATCAGCACGCACCGCCCAATGGCTGGAACTGCCGCTGCACCGTCCAGCAGCTCGGCAATCGCGACCTGGAGCGCATGGGGCTGTCGCCGAGCGCGCCGCCCTCCGCGCAGCCGCGCAAATGGGTGAACAGGCGCACCGGCGAGGTCCGGCAGGTGCCGCGCGGCGTCGATCCGGGCTTCGATTACAATGTCGGCCGCGCGAACATGGCGCACATGCTCGATGTCGCCACCGGCAAGCTCGACCTGGCCGACGCCGACCTTGCCCGCGCCACGATCCAGACCATGGTGGCCGGCCGATCCTTCTCCAGTTTCCTGCGCTCGCCCGGCACCGTGGCCGGGCACCCGATCGCCACCGGCGCAGCGCGGGTCGGCGGGGCGCGCCCGACCGTGGTGCTGCCGGCCGAGACCGTGCGCCGCCAGGCGGCCGAGGGCACGCTGCCGCAGCCGGCCGACTGGATGCGGGTGCAGGCGATGATCGACGCCGGCCGGGCCGCCCGCCAGGGCAACGTCCGGCATGTCACGCTCGACGGCGAGCCTTACGTGATGGAGGTCGAGCGCGGCGAGGACGGACGCATCAAGGTCACCAGTCTGCGGCGGGCCGGAACGTGAGCGGCCGGGTCGATGATCTTGCCCGCCGCCTCGCCTCGGTGATCGACGGCGACCTGGATGCCTTCACGGCATGGGTGGCCGAGCACTGGACTATCGCGCCGCATGAGGCGGTCGCCTCCGACATGACGCCCGAGCAGGCCGAAGGCTGGAACCGATGCGTCGATAGCATTCCGGCTGCGCTGGCGCTCTGGCTGGAAGATGAAAACCGGCTGTGATCGGCCGATTTTTCCTCACCTTTCCCCAAATCGCTTTAGCGGCCCGCTGGCGGCCGTTGATGCTTTCCGGCCCTACGATGCGTCGAAAGTTTTTAAACGCTTGTTAAACGCGTTTAACGGGGGGCTACGGCGATCTTAAAGGCCGCCCGCGCACGTCATCCGCATTTGTCGAAGATTTGACCCGAAGCCGGCCCCGGACAGCTGTCCGGGTGTGATGGCTGGGGCCTGTCCATAAAACTTGCCCAGAACGAGCCGGCAATCAAGCCGCTCGATCAGGAAAACGGCAAGAGCCTCGATAATGAACGTGCTGATCGCGACACACTCGGTTGCCTTGCCTGGCGATGGTCAGGCTCCCGATTGGGTGCATCTGATCCCGGCCGGACGCTTCACCGGCGTGGACGGGCGCGGCCCCTATTCGCTCAAGGATGTCGACGCCGTGCTTGCCACCAGCGTTTCGGCCGGCATCGATCCGGTGATCGATTACGATCACCAGACGGACCTGGCAGCAGTGAAAGGTGTAGGCGGCACCGCTCCGGCGGCTGGCTGGGTGAAGGAGTTTGAGGCTCGCGCCGACGGCATCTGGGGCCGGGTCGAGTGGACCGCCCGCGCCGCCGCCGCGATCGCCGCGCGCGAGTACCGCTACATCTCGCCGGTTTTTCAGCACACCAAATCCGGCGAGGTCCTCAAGGTCCTGCGCGCCGGCCTCACCAACAATCCGAACCTCCAGCTGACAGCCCTCGCCAGCCAGGAGACCGATTTGTCCAAGCTCAAGCCCGAAGGAGTACCCATGGAAGAGCTTCTCAAGGAGCTGGCAGGCGCTTTCGGCCTGCCGGAAGACAGCGACCGCAAGGCCGTTGTTGCTCATGCGACCCAGCTTGTTGTCGGGTCGAGTGCGCAGGCTACCGCGATCGCCGCCATGGCGAAGGCGGCCGGCGCAAAGGAAGACGCCGCGCCCGACGCAGTGGTGACCGCCGTGCAGGCGGCGATTACGAAGGCTCCGGCCGAGGTCGTGCCCGACCCGGAAAAGTTTGTTCCGGCCGAAGTCGTCACCAGCCTTCAGGCCCAGGTCAGGGAGCTGATGGGCGACAAGACCACCCAGGTGGTCGATCAGGCCATCAAGGATGGCAAGGTCCCGCCCGCCAATCGCGACTGGGCGATCGCCTATCACAGCAAGGACCCCGAGGGTTTCGCCAAGTTCCTGGGCGGCCAGCCGGCCATCGTGACGGCGGGCGCTGCGCCTGGCGGCAAGGTCGAGGGCGACGGCGCACTCGATGCCGATGACCTGGCCATGTGCTCGGCGATGGGCATCGACCCCGAAGAGTTCAAGAAAACCCGCCAGAAGGAGGTCCGGTAAATGGCCGCGCTCACCAAGGATCGCAACACGCCGGAGCGTACCGGCAAGGATTTCAGCTTCCCGGTCAAGGCCGCCACCCGGATTTTCGCGGGCTCCATCGTGGTGCTGGCGGCCGGCAACGCCGAACCGGGCAAGACCGGGACCGGGCTTGTCGCGGTCGGTCGGGCCGATGCCCATGCCGATAACCGCAATGGCGCGGCCGGCGACGTCGACGTGCCGGTGCGCGCGGGCGTCTTCCGCTTCGACAACTCGGCCGACGCCGACCTCATCACTCGCTCGGACATCGGCGCGGACGCCTGGATCGTGGACGATCAGACCGTCGCCAAGACCGGCGCGGAGAGCGGCGGCAATGCCACGCGCTCGAAGGCCGGCCGCATTGTCGATGTCGATGACCTCGGCGTCTGGGTCCAGCTGGGCTAACAGGAGAGCTTCTTCATGATCATCAACCAAGCCAATCTCGGCCGCCTCTATACCGGCTTCAAGACTTCGTTCAGCCGGGGTCTGGGGCAGGCCGATCCGCAGTGGCAGCGCCTTGCCACCCGCGTGCCCTCGACCACGCGCGAGGAAAAATACGGCTGGCTCGGCAAGCTGCCGAACCTGCGCGAGTGGATCGGCGATCGCGTCGTTCATGGCATCCAGCTCCATGACTACGCCATCAAGAACAAGACGTGGGAAGGCACCATCGCCGTTCCGCGCGAGGACATTGATGACGATCAGTATGGCGTCTATGCGCCGCTGTTCGAGGAAATGGGCCGCTCGGTCGCCGCGCATCCCAACCAGCTCGTGTTCGAGCTGCTCAAGGCTGGCTTCACGTCGCTCTGCTATGACGGGCAGAATTTCTTCGACACCGATCATCCGGTGCTCGATGCGGACGGCAAGACGATTTCCGTCTCCAACACCGGCGGCGGCTCCGGCACGCCGTGGTTCCTGATCGATGACAGCCGCACGCTCAAGCCGATCATCTACCAGGTGCGCAAGGACTACGACATGGTGCGCCAGGACGCGCCGACCGACGATAACGTGTTCAACCGCAAGGAGTTCGTCTACGGCGTCGATGGACGATCCAATGTCGGTTTCGGCTTCTGGCAGTTCGCCTACGGCTCCAAGCAGACCCTCGACAAGGCCAGCTACAAGACGGCCCGCGAGGCGCTGTCCGGGATGAAGGGCGATTACGGCCGCCCGCTGGGTCTCACGCCCAAGCTGCTCGTCGTTCCGCCTTCTCTGGAAGGGCCGGCGCTCGAAATCCTCAATGCCGATCGCGATGCGGCCGGTGCGACCAACGTCTACAAGGGCACGGCCGAGCTTCTCGTCTGCCCCTGGCTGGCGTGAGGGGGGGCTGATCCATGGCAAAGCTGACAATTCTCCGCATCACCGCCAAGCGCGACGGCCGCCGCCGCGCTGGCATCGACCACCCGGCCAGCCCGGTCGACCATCCGCTCGACGTCTTTTCGAAAGAGCAGATCGAGCAGCTCAAGAGCGACGATCTTCTTGTCGTTCAGGAGCTGGAGATCGACGTGCCGGACGAAAAGCCGACCGGCGGCCGTGGCGGAAAGGCTGCGAGCTGACCGATGGCCTACGCAACCGCCCAGGACATGATCGACCGCTTCTCCGAGCAGCAGCTCAAGGAGGTCACCGATCCCGATGTCGAAAGCATCAGGACCGAGGCGCTCGCTCGTGCCCTGGAGGATGCGTCCGATGAGATCGACGGCTATCTGGAGGGGCGGTATCGCCTGCCCCTTCCGAACCCGCCGCGCTCGCTGCGCATCATCGCGTGCAACATCGCGATGTATCGGCTCCTCTCGCTGCGCCAGGTCGACGTGATGGAAGATCAGCGCAAGCGCTATGAGGACGCGATCAAGTTCCTGCGCGCCGTTTCCACCGGCGACATCAATCTGGGCCTGACGCCCGCCCATGAAACCGTGCAGCCGGCCGGTGGGCCAACGATGCGCGAGGGGCCAGCTCGCACCTTTTCGCGCGACCGGTTGCGGGGGTACTGATGGCTGGCGTCAAGGTTGCGATCACGGTCCAGGATGACGGCTTCCGCGATGCGCTGACGCGCCTGCTGGCGGTGACCGCCAACCTGAAGCCGGCTTTCGATGAGATCGGATCGGCGCTGCTGGCGACCACCGAGCAGCGTTTCGAGGCCGAGGCTGGGCCTGACGGCGTGCCGTGGGCCGCGCATTCGGCCGCCACTTTGCTGCGGCGCGGCTCCAGCGCGCGCAAGCTGCGCGACAAGGGACATCTTTATGCCTCGCTGACCTATGCCTCATCGCGCCTTCAGGCCGAGGTCGGCACCAACCGCATCTATGCGCGCATCCATCAGCTCGGCGGCAAGGCCGGGCGCGGCCGCAAGGTGACGATCCCGGCGCGGCCCTATCTTGGCGTCAGCGCCGACGATCGCACCATGATCGGCGAAATTCTGACCGACCACCTGGCCTTGGCGGTGCGCAAATGATCGGCGAAATCGAAAAGGCCATTGTCGAGCGCCTCGCCGCGCAGCTCGCCGGCGTCAAGGTCGAGGCGTTTCCCGACAAGCCCGACACCTACAACATGCACCACCCGAAGGGCGCGGTGCTGGTCGCCTTCGGGCGCTCGACCTATTCGCAGCCGCGCGCCACGGACCTGGTGGTGCAGGAGCGGCGCATCGAATGGGACATCACGCTGGTGATGCGCAACCTGCGCGATCACGCCGGTGCCTATGACGTGCTCGACGCGGTGCGCCTGATCCTGACCGGCTGGCAGCCGCCTGCCTGCCGCAAGATGATGCCGGTGCGCGAGCAGTTCCTCGACCAGCGCCAGGGCGTCTGGACCTACGTCATGACCATGGCGTGCGCCACCACGGTGGTGGAATGCGCCGAGGAGGAAGACCTGCCGCTGCTCAAGCGGATCAATACCGAAGACGATTTCGGCACCACGCAAGCGCCGCGCGGCGATGGCGGTGACGATGATGATGGCGATGACGGCGGCGATGCGCCTGCGCCTGATGACGACTGAAACCCGGCATAACGGAGGTTCGAAAGCCAATGGGTAAGTTCATCTACAAGGGGCCGATGTCCGCCGCCACACTGGGCGACGGTACGGACGTGATCCTCATGAACGGCCGGGAAGTCACCCTGCCTGACAACAATGACTGGGTGAAGAGCCTGATCGCGCAAGGCAGGCTCGCGCCTGTCGCCGATCGACCCGCGCGCGCCGCCAAGGCTCCCGCCAAGCCTGCCGAGAAGGAGAGCAAGTAATGGCCGCCAATTTCCTGCATGGCGTCGAGACCATCGAGATCGACAAGGGGCCACGCCCGATCCGGGGCGTGAAGACCGCTGTGGTCGGCCTGGTCGGCACCGCGCCGATCTTCGCGGTCGACGGGACGCTCGCCAGCGTCAACGATCCGGTGCTGGTCCTGTCTGATCGGGACGCGGCGCAGTATTTCGGGCCGCAGATGGAGGGTTATACGATCCCCCAGGCGCTCGACGCGATCTTCGATCAGGGTCGCGGCATCGCCATCGTCGTCAACGTCTTCGATCCCGACAAGCACTCCTCTTCCCAGGAGGAGGTCGCCGGGGCTTTCGCTGCGGATGGCCGCCTCACCCTCGATCATCAGGGCGTGTTCAATCTTGTGGTCAAATCCTCGGATGGCGAGACCACCCATGAAGCGGGTGTCGATTACGAGGTCGATCCGGTGGCCGGCGTCGTCACGCGTCTGACTGGCGGCGCGATCGCGGCGCTGGCCTCGGTGAAGGTCGCCTACGACTACGCCGATATCGAAAAGGTCATGCCGTCTGACATCATCGGCACGGTCGATGCGGCGGGCAACCGCACCGGCCTTCAGGCGCTTCAGGACACCTATAATGACATGGGCTTCTTCGCCAAAATCCTGATCGCGCCGGTCTACGGCACGCTCAACGCGGTGGCGACCGAGCTGAACGTCATGGCGCACAAGCTGCGCGCCGTCGCGCTGGTCGACGCGCCGATCGGCACCACCTTTGCCGACGCCATCGCCGGGCGCGGCCCGAACGGCTCGATCAACTTCAACTATTCCTCCGAGCGCATGGTGCTGTGCTATCCGCACCTGAAGGTCTATGACATCGCCACCGATAGCGAGCGGCTGGAGCCGTTCAGTCAGCGGCTGGCCGGCGTCATCTGCGCGGTGGACAATGATCGCGGTTACTGGTGGAGCCCGTCCAACAACGAGATCAAGGGCATCATCGGCGTCGAGCGCAAGCTCTCGGCGATGATCAACGACCCGACCACCGAGGTGAACCTCTTGAACGAGAACGGCATCGTGACGCTGTTCAATTCGTTCGGGACCGGCCTGCGCAGCTGGGGCAACCGCTCGGCGGCCTGGCCGACCGTCACCCACCCGAAGAACTTCATCAATGTGCGCCGCACGGCGGACGTGCTGCATGAGAGCGTCGAATATTCGATGCTCCAGTTCATCGACCGGCCGATCAACGACGCGCTGATTGATGACATCAAGGAGAGCGTCAACGCCTTCATGCGCACGCTGATCGGGCGCGGCGCGCTGATCGACGGCAAGTGCATCTACGATCCGGCGAAGAACGAACCGACCCAGCTGGCGCTGGGGCATCTCGTCTTCGACATCGAGTTCATGCCGCCGACGCCGGCCGAGCGCATCACCTTCGAGAGCTTCATCAACATCGAGATGCTGCGCCAGCTCGGCGGCGGCGCGTAAGGAGGCGACAAGCCATGAACGACAAGATCGCGATCAATCGCGTCACCAACGCGAATGTCTACATGAACGGCAATTCCCTCCTCGGCCGGGCCGAGGAAGTGGAGCTGCCGCAGGTCAAGCACAAGATGGCCGAGCACAAGGCTCTCGGCATGGTCGGCACCGCCGAGTTCTTCGCCGGCGTCGACAAGATGGAGGCCAAGATCAAATGGACCTCTTTCTATATCGAAGTGCTCCGATCGGCGGTTCACCCATTCAAGACCGTCCAGCTCCAGACGCGGTCGAGCCTCGAAACCTACACCGGACAGGGCCGCACGACCGAGGTCCCGGTGATGGTGATGATGACGGCGGCGTTCAAGGAGTTCCCGCTCGGCAGCTTCAAGCAGCATGAGCCGGTGGTCGTGGATACGGCCCTGTCGGTCTATTACGCGGCTATGGAGATCGATAAGCAACAGATCTTCGAGATCGACGTGCTCAACAACATCTACAAGGTCGCGGGCGATGACGTGCTCGCCACCTATCGCCTCAATATCGGGGCGTAGCGATGGCGGCGGCCGGGCCGGCGTGGCCTGACCGCCCGGCCGCCGTCATCCACTCATCAGGCCATGCAGGAGACAGGCTCGTGAACGACAAGACCGAAAAGACCGAAGTTGCGAAGGAAGTACCGGCCGGCGACGTGAAGGAAATCACGCTGCCATCGTCGGGCCAGGTTGCCACGGTGCGCAAGGGCAAGGGCAAGGACATGCGGATCGCGGCGCGCCATGTGAACCCGGCGCAGGACCCGATCGGCTATGCGATGGCGCTGGCGGCGCAGCTGACCGAGATCGACGGCAAGCCGGTGCTGCCGGAAGACCTTGACGACATGGACATGGACGATGTGGGGGCGATCATGGGCGCGCTGCCGGGAAAGTCCCTACCCCAAGGGATGCTTTCCAGCTCGTGACGGTGACGGGATGGTCGGCGGCCGAGATCGACGGGATGGAGATTGCCG